CATGGGAGTTAATCCCATGATTACCGTGAGCATTGTTAACGGTAAGCTGGTGTTTGTTGTGAAGAATGCGAAGACCAAAAGATCGGTCGTCGTTGAGCCGCCGCTTAATCAATTGCCTCAAAAAGGCGTTGGTAAGTATTTAAAAGGACGGCTCCGTAGTATAGGTCTGGACTTGTCTAAGCAGGAGGAGCGTAATAAGCTCCTCGCGCGTCAGGCGTCAGTCCAGGGACATGTAGCCACTGTCGACCTAAAGCAAGCTTCTAATACCATCTCGTTAGAGGCGGTTAAGGAGCTGTACCCCGAAGCGTGGTACCTTTTCCTCCTGAATTTCCGCACATCACGTGTGGAGTATAAAGGGGAGGTTATTACGCTTGAGATGTTCTCATCTATGGGTAATGCGTTCACGTTCGAGCTTGAAACCCTGATGTTTTGGGCAATAGCTTGGGCCGTTACGCGCCTAGAAGGTGAGAATGTCGACGATGTGATGTGTTACGGCGATGATATTTTGTTGCCCACGCGTTGCGTCCCCACACTTACCAAGGTGTTACATTATCTTGGGTTCGAGCTCAACCTTTCCAAGAGTTTCTGGGAAGGTCGATTTCGTGAATCGTGTGGCGGGGACTACGTCTCAGGTTTTGATATTCGCCCCTACTACCAGAAGGACTTGGTAAGTGGGCAATCACTCTTCGTCTTGCATAACTTTTATATGCGGACCTTTCAGCTAGAAATGGCTGCTGAGGTTCTTAAGGCGATTCCAGAAGAGCTTAGGCTCTTCGGACCTGACGGATATGGTGATGGTCACCTTATTGGTGACTGGCATCATATTGGAGCCACGCACAAGAAACATTGTGATCGTGGATTCAGTGGAGTGACGTTTGAGACATACTCTTTGTCAAAGAGGTCGCTTAAAAAGCGGCTTCGGCGAGGGGATGCTCTTCTTCCTTTCTATAGCATTTATGTTGGAGGGAATGAAGATCCTTTAGGGTTATTTGGCGAAAGCCAACCCAGTGACCACTTTGTAGTTCGTGGTCATAAAGGATACAAGCGTATTAAGATCTACACTCATACTACCGGCGTATTTTGTCGGTAGTCTTCGTCACTGACTTTTTAGTGATCCGGTAGCCAATCCGGTGGACAAGTGGG